ATGCGGTCGGAAAAATTGTTGATTGCTTTTCAGAAAAAGAATGTTCAAATTTTTTCAAAAAGGCTGGATATGATTTTAATTAAAATGGATTTGCTCTAGGCGTTGTTCCAATTCGGCAATACGCATTTCCAGTTGTTCCAATTTGTGCGGCAATGCCTGCAACCGCTTCCATGCGGGAATAAGTTCCAGTGCTTTTGTAATGTCGTCCAACAAACTCATGATTATGCCTGCCCCTTCGGAAAATGGTTGTGTCGGAGCCTCCATTATGCCTGACGGCCCCGAAGGGGTGGGCACCCTGTTTTACAAGGGCGGCGCGTGATGTGTCAATCAATCAATCAATCAGCAAAAAGGAATCCATCCATGAACAACACCCTGCACCGATTTGTCATTGACGTTGTACCCAATAACGAGGGCGGCTTTCAGGTGAATTTAGGCACGGAAAACTGTTCGGAAACTTTATTGGCGACGGTAGCTGCACAGTTTTGTACGTCGGGCATTAGGTTTGTCGCAGACGCGATTCTTCGTAACCACACGCACTGCACTGCATCTACCGATGCACCATTGATGAAAACCAATGTTGCAAGAAGATTTGAACGCGCTTGGGAATGATCGAGAAATGCATGAATAAATAATTAACCGGTGTTGTCAGAAGAATTTTGCGCGCTGATTTCAAGAATGGTGTCTTTCATTATTTCGCGCCAAAATTGAACCTTATCCATGAGCGTCTGTTGTTCTGCTTCCGTATCTTTACCCATAAAAAAAATCTCAGAATAATCGTATTTCTTAAGTAATTTTTGTAACTTATTTTCAGGCATCATTTCAATGAGACATTTCAGCAGCGCATCATCGGCAATGAATTCCATTTTTATTTTGGAAATGGTGCTTTCGAGACGCTCAAGGCGTTGGTGTAATTCTTCGTTCATGCTTGCCCCTTCGGGAAATGGTTGTGTGGAAGCCACCATTATGCCTGACGGCCCCGAAGGGGCGGGTGCCCCTTGGTCTCAATAAATCTTTTGCTTTTTTTACATGCCACACCTCGAAAAGGAGAAAACCAATGAAAGAACAGAAATCTGTGAATATGCAGCGGGAGAGATGCACAAGTGAAATTGCATGCCTTGTGAAAAAATGTGTGTTATTGGAACTAGAAAACCAAAAAAAACACCGTGAATTTGCAGAAAGGCTTTTCATGGCGTATCAAAGGGCTTTTGAACGTCCGTGTCCATGATGGCCTTTTCTATGATGGTACGCCAATACTGGCTGCGCAGCAGTGCCGCTTGCATTCCGTCTTTATCTGCTTTGTTGTCACTGTTTGCCGAATCCATGTATTCAGCCATGATTATGCTTGCTGCGTGATTATATTCATGTAATATTTTTTGCAATTCTTCTTTTGGAGAACTGCTAATAAAACAGTTCAGTAAAATCAAATCTGCGAATGTTTCCATCTGGGAGCAATATACCGTTTGTTTTGCTTTTTCAAACTTTTCAAAAAATTGAAATAAATCTTCTTTCATGCCTGCCTTTTCTGTAGATGGTTGTGCTAAAACCTCCATTGTACCCCCAAGTTCCGAAGGGGTTGCACCCTATTTTACGAGAGCGGTGCGTGATGTGCGGCCTGTTGATGGATTCCAATAAGGAAATCAAGTAATGAAAAAAAACACCCATCAAAGTGACATACAACGGATAGCCATTGGTGCTGCTCAAGCATGGGCGTATATGCAGCCTGTGGGCAAAGAGTGGTGTCCAGTTCAATTCGGCACTGAAGTGCTCAAGGTATATCGGGCCGTTATGGACTCACCACTGTCTGCCGGAACGAAGCCTGTCTTGGATGTTGCGCCTGATAATGTCGGGGACGGGGGCGGGGGCACGGGCACGGGAGGTCTGGGGCATGGGGGTGATTCTGGCACCGTGCCCGCAAACGGGGCAGCGGGCATTGCCGCTCTCGATGATGATGGCGGTTTTCAATTTGCGCTCAATACATGTATAACAAAGGTAATACTCCGGCACCGTGACAAGTTCTCCGGCTGCGTTTTGCGCACTGCTACAGGCATAAACCATGAAGATGCCTTCGTTGTCACTGGCAAGATTAACGAGGCGGTACTGACTGCGCTCGATCTGTTGTACCTCGATTTGCTGGATTCTCTTCATGAGGTTGTCGCGTTCCAATTGCGTCGTCTTGAGTTGCTCCATGGTCTCGATAGCGGCCTTCTCGGATTCCAGCAAGCGCGAACGAAGGTCTGAAATGGCCTGTTCTGTTTTAACCCAATCGCGCGCTTTGACGGCATCTTGCAGCATTTGCCAGATACCTGATGCACCGGAAAACAAGGCCGATATTTCGATCATGCTCGCCCCTTCGGGAAATGGTTGTGTTGAAGCCTCCATTTTCCTGATGTCAGGAAAATGGTCGGGCACCCCTGTTGAAAAATATGAGCGTAGAACTCTCCTTTGATTTTGACAAAGCCAGCATGGCATTGGTACAAAAGCACCTCACCAAACTGGCGAATGGTGGCCTGCGTGCGGCATTGACGGATGCCTTGAAAGACACTGGGCATCATGCGCGGCGCGGCATGGGCAAACACTTGGCAAAAGAATTTGACCGGCCCGCGCCATTTATTGTGCGCTCGCCCAAATTTGTGCTCGATGAAAAACGGCTTGCCCTATCGGTACTGCCCACACAAGACACGCGCCGTTTTGCATTTGGTGGTGGACAGGGCAAAGGACTGGACGCGCAACATGTATTGCAAGCGCAAGAATGGGGTGGGCAGCGCCATTTAAAACGGTTTGAAATCGCACTGACTGCTTTGGGCATATTGCCGTCGGGCATGCAAACGGCCATACCGACAGTGCCGTTTCCTGGCAGTGATGACGGGCGCGGCAACTTGCGTGGCCCATTTACCCGCCGATTGCTGACGCAACTACAGGCATTGCGGTCGGCATCGGGCGCAGCCGCGCCGGGACGCGGCAAGCAAAACACACGCCCGCGCACGGGGCAGTTGGGTGGCTGGCAGTTGATGGTCATCCGCGCACATACGGGCAAGCTGCCACCGGGCATATGGGCGCGGCAACACAGGCAAATCCGCCCCGTCGTCATCTTTACCCGCCCTGGCAACTACCGCGCGCGTGGCCTCATGCGTGGCGTGGAACAAGCCACCGACCTACCACAGTATGTACAGCGGCGCGTGCGCTATCGCATCCGGCGCGCCGTGGGCACGTGAACCAACCTCTATCTATCTATCTATCTACCAAGGAAAACATATGGCTACCTATGCACTCCCGTGGTTGTGTTTTCACACCGACTTCTTGGAGAATCCCAAAATCATTCCGCTCAATCGGGTGCAGCGCTTGCACTTCATAGAAGTGCTGATAGTCAAGCGACGCGGTTTGCTGGACATGGCATTTCGCTCCACGCAGGATCGTGACAGCCTCATGGCGCGGACGCTGTCCATTGGCAAAAAATCCTGTGCCAACTTGAAAAAGCGGCTCATGGAAGTGGAGTTGATAGATGACGATTGGCAGCCGCTGGGTTGGTACGAGCGGCAAAAGTACGCAGCGAGATGGGAGCGCATTTTGAGCCAACGCGCAAGCAAGATGGAACAGGACTTGTATGGCGAAACAGAACACGGGCAGGCTGAGGAAGTGAACCCCAACACGATACGGACACGTCGCCGCAGAGAAGCGAAAAGACAGCAAGCTGTGACAGTGCCTGAAACGCATGAAACGTTTCATGAAACGGATGAAACGCCGGATGAAACGCCAAGTGAAACGCCCGTAGCGTTTCATGAAACGCAAAACAGCGTTTCATCCCACGAAAAAACTTCAGACAATTCAACCACTTACGAAGCATCCCTAAATATAGATATAGATATAGATAAAGATAAAGATAAAGATAAAAAAGAAGATAGAGAGATAGAGGGAGAGGGGGAGCGCGCGCAAGCGCGCGCCGCGTGCGTGGCAACGACGCATGCGGGCGATGCGAGCACGGAAGCACCGGCGCAAGCGCCGTTGCCGCCCGCATTGGTCAAAAAAGTTCCTGCAAAAGTCGAACGAGGAACCAGACTGCCCGCGGATTGGGTGTTGCTGCCAGAGTGGGGGGAATGGGCTTTGGAACAAAACCCGCATTGGACGGCAGACGATGTGCGGCGCGAGGCAGAAAAATTCGCCAATTACTGGCATGCCAAGGCGGGCAAGGACGCGCGCAAATGCGATTGGTTGCGCACATGGAAAAACTGGATATACAGGGAGATTGCTTATTCCAAGGGAAGGGCGGGTAATTGCAAAACGCCTGCGCAACCCGCATTGCCGCCTTTGTCATTCAAGGAGCGGGATACGTTAAATGCGATAGAGTTGGATATTGCTTTAGGTTTTCCTCCGCCACCGCAATATGAAGAATTGAAGCGGCGTGCTGCGGCATTTAAAAATCTGGAAAATGACAGAATGGTGATTGATATTTCCGACTATCCTCAATACGATGGAGTGGGCTATGCAGGAGCGTAAACCTATCGAAGAAATATTCCGCACTTTGCGGTTGGCCTATGGCGCAGAGTTTATGCGCAATATTTGTGGTGGAACACCTGAAACAATTAAAGAGGTGAAGGAATTTTGGGCAAAGCGTTTGGAATACTGGCTAGACAAACCGTATGCCATTGATTGGGCGTTGGAGAATTTACCGGCGCGCTGCCCGAATGTGATTGAATTTCATCAATTGTGCAAACAAGCGCCAAAGCCTCAGTTGGTGCAATTACCTGCACCGCAACCAGCGCCGACACCGGAGCGGCTCGCCATGATTGAACGTTTGTTGGAAGAATGCAAAGAATCTCTGCGCAAACCAGTAGAGCCGCCGTCGTATCGGGTTTGGCAAAAAGTGCAGCGAGGCGAGCCGGTTTCATATTACACGCAACAATTGTACAAAAAAGATTTTGAAAAATATTCGAGTGGGCAAAAGCCTATGTTCGTAGGTTCTCCCCGTTGACCTCCCTCGCAGGTAATTGCAACTTGCGAGGTTGCGCTAGTGGAAGGGGTTTTAAAATGGTTGACATGGCAGCAGATATAATCACAGTATGGATGATTTCAATTCCGCAGAAAAACTCAATCAATCCCAATTGGCACGGGCATTGAAGATTTCTCGGCAGGCTGTCCACAAGTTGATTGCCGCCGGTAAATTGGTGCCAGATAATGACGGGAAAATGACACTCGCCGATGCGCAAGCCGCTATTGCTGCCACTGTGCATCCGGGGGCAAAGTCTGCACAGCAAGGGGGTGAATTACCGGGAGATTTTCATGAGGCGCGGTTTCTCACAGAAATCGAGACGTGGCAGTTGAAACGCATTGAACGCGAGAAAAAAGAAGCCCAGTTGATTGCCGTCGATAGCGTGACCCGCGTGGCCGCTGCCGCATTCGCGCATGCGCGTGAAGCACTGTTGCAGTTGCCCGCGCGTTTGTGTTCTCCATTGGCTGCAGAAAATTCCGCGCAGCAGGTATATGCCACGCTGCACAAAGAAATCAGTCAGGCATTGCAGCAGTTGGCAAGTGCCCCAGAGGTGCTGGAACGTCTGGCAAGGCAGCAGGCCGATGGTTGATTTTGCGCGCGCGTTGTCTCTGTTCACGCAGGCCATGCGCGAACACCTTTCCCCGCCGCCCGATTTGTCGGTGACGCAGTGGGCCGCGCAGTTTCGTGTGTTGTCGCCCAAGGATAGTGCCGAGCCTGGCCCGTATCGCGTGGAACGGGTGCCGTATGCATTGGAGCCTCAAGATGCCTTGGGCCATGATGATGGTGTGGAAGAGGTGGTGCTGATGTGGGGGGCGCAAACGGGTAAGACGACGATTGCCAATAATTGGGTGGGGTATTTGATTGATTTTCGCCCCGGCCCGCTGATGGTGGTGCAGCCTACGTTGGATATGGCAAAGCGCTATAGCCGCCAACGTTTGGCCCCGATGATTGAAGAGTCGCCTGTATTGCGCCAGAAGGTGGCTCCTTCTCGCAGTCGGGATGAAGCCAATACGACGTTGTTGAAAGAGTATCCAGGCGGTTTTTTGGCGATTTGTGGGGCCAATAGCGCCGCCGGTTTGCGCTCCATGCCTGTGCGCGATATTGTGTTTGATGAAACAGACGCTTATCCGCTGGATGTAGACGGCGAGGGCGACCCGATTAGCCTTGCACAGGCGCGCCAAACGACGTTTTCCCAGCGTAAAACGCTTAAAACGTCCACGCCTACGGTGCGCGATTTTTCGCGCGTGGAGGAGGCTTTTTTACAGAGCGACCAACGTTACTATATGGTGGCGTGTCCGCATTGTGGCGAATATCAAACGCTGGAATGGGGGGCGCAAAAGGCATGGGGCCTCAAATGGCATAAAGATGAAAACGGCCATGCCCTGCCAGATACGGCGCATTATGTGTGCAAACACCACGGTTGTATTATTGAGGAACAAGATAAGGCCAAAATGTTGGCGTGCCGCGAGTTTGGTGGTGGCGCATTTTGGCAGGCCACGAATGCATTATCTGATAGGCGCATCAGGGGGTATCACTTAAATAGCCTGTATAGCCCGCCTGGCTGGCTGAGTTGGGCGCAGTTGGTGCGCGAATGGGTGGCAGCACGCGCGGCGCAAAAGAAGGGCGACCATTCGCTGATGCGCGCGTTTGTAAATACACGACTGGCCGAAACATGGGAAGAAGCTGGCAGCGACCGCGTGAGTTTGAGCGAGTTGGCAGCACGGGCCACAGATAGGCCACTGGGTCAGGTGCCCGACGGTGCGCTGATGTTGACCCAAGGTGTGGATGTGCAGCCCGACCGGCTGGAACGCCGTGTGTGGGGCTGGGGCCGCGATGACTGTGCTTGGTTGGTGGATATGGAGGTGATTTATGGCGACCCGAATGTGCCAGAGTCTGCCGAGGGTTCGCCTTGGGGACGGCTGGCGCGGGCCTGCGCTACGCCTTTGGAGCATGTCAGCGGTGCGCGGCTGCCGATTGAGGCGACGATGGTGGACAGCGGCGGCCACAACACGCAAGCGGTGTACCACTGGTGCCGCGAGCAAGGCCAACGGCATCCCGCTTGGAATGTGATGGCGATTAAAGGGGCCAGTCAAGCCGGTAAGCCGCCACTGTCGCGCCCGTCTTTGGTGGATTTGAATTGGCGCGGCAAGACGCTGGCGCGTGGCCTCAAGCTGTGGTTGATTGGCACCGACACTATCAAGCATTTGCTGTACGGGCGCTTGCGCATCAGCCAACCAGGCGCGGGTTATGTGGATTTGCCGCGCTGTCTGGTGCAGTCTGACGAATATGAGCAACTGACGGCAGAACGTTTGGTGACCACCTACCACAAAGGCCATGCACGACTGACATGGGTCAAGCCCAATGGCCGGCGCAATGAGGCGCTGGATTGCATGGTATATGCATGGGCAGCAGCGGTGTATTTGGGCATTCACCGCATGCGGGCAGTAGACTGGGAGAGACGGCAAGCCAAGGTGCAGCCGCATACGGTGGATTTGTTTGCGCCTGTGCCCCATGTTGTCGAAACACCCGTGGCCCAAGAAAAGCCCGCAGCGCGCCCCAAACCCGCATTGCCTGCGCGCAAATTTACCCGACATTGGTAGGAGAAAACATTGTCACCATCAGAAAACAACCCACTCCCCATCTTCCATATGCAAGAGGGTAGGCCAGTGTATGACGGCTACATCATCAAAATGGCAGCCCATTGGCGGCGGCTGTTCGCATTATGGATAGATTCTTTTGTGATTTGGCTGATATTTGGTTCTGTATTGATGGACATTTGGAACGGGACGCAAGATATTTGGCTCAAATGGACGACCTGCTGGATAGGCACATGGATATGCTTTACGATCATCAACGGCTGGCCTTTGGTCAAAAAAGGGCAGACGCTGGGCAAAATGTTTTTAAAATTGCGTATTGTTCATGTGGATATGCGCCCTGCCACATGGCAACGGTTGTTGTTGCGCTACGGACTGTTTTTGCTGTACATGGTGTTGCCGTGGATGTGCATACTCGTATTCATGTTTGATGCCCTGTTTGCCATGCGGCCCACACGCCGCAGCCTGCACGATATATTGGCAGGCACTGCGGTCATACAAATGTTAGAACCTGCCGAGCCAGAAACCGACCCATGACCCAGCGCTGGATACCCCCTGAAAATTCCGTGGACATTATGGGCATGGTGATACGCAGTATCTACCAATACATGCGCCCCTTTGCCAGTGGACTGGGGCGGACGAAAGAATTGGAGTGGCATATACAATGCGTCCGGCAGCAAATCCATGAAGAATATGGCGGATTGCGGTTTTACATATCTGCCAATCAACGCAAAAACCGCGCACAGCATATGCTGCAACTGTACAACGGCCACAATATTGCATGGCTTGCAAAATATTTTGGTGTCTCCGAACGCACGGTGTATAGAGATTTGAAAAAAACGGGATTATTTGTTGAAAAGGACAAAAAACCATGAGTGTGGCAATATTGAAACAACGGCTTGAGCACCTGAACGCAGCCATTCATTCGGGCGAACGCACCATCACCGAACCGGGTGGCTCCAGCGTCACCTATCGCAGTCTGGACGATATGCTGCGCACCCGCGCGGACATCCTTGCACAACTGGATGCAGCCCACAAACGCCCGCGCATGGGCGTGGTGCGGGCCACCTTCAGCACACTGCGCGGGGGCTAAAACATGGCACAAACACACAACTGGCTTGACGCAGCCATAGGCTGGGTTGCGCCCAAAACGGCACTGGAACGCGCCACTGCGCGCAGGCGGCTGGCAGCATTGCAACCCACGGGCGTGCAGCACAGGTCGTATGAAGGCGCGTCGCGCCGTGACGGCTGGCACCCCGCGCGCGCTGGGGCCAGTGCCCAAGCAGATCACATGATGGATGCGCGCGAATTGCGCCACCGCGCGCGTTCGCTGGCCGCCAACGTCCCCTATGTGGCGCAAGCGCTCAACGTCATGGTCAGTTGCACCGTAGGGCAGGGCATTGTGCCGCGCTGGATGCAAGCCAGCGCGCAAGGCGGGGCCGCCACCACCCATGCCAGAGCGACGCAACTATGGAACGATTGGGTCAGGCAAGCCGATCATGATGGCCTGCTGGATTTTTACGGCCTGCAAGCCAAGGCATGGCTGGCCATGAAAACCGACGGTGAAGTATTGATACGCCTGCGCCATGTGCTGCCAGAACAAGGCCAGCCTATCCCGCTGCGCCTGCAACTGCTGGAAATCGACTGGCTGGATGCGCACAAACACGCCACCCATGAAGACGGCGGCGAAACCATCGGCGGCATTGAATACACCGCTAACGGGCAAAGGCGCGCCTACTGGTTGTTTGAAAGACACCCGGGCGACATGGGGCCGTTTGCCGTGCAACGTGAAAGCCAGCGCGTACCTGCCGAAGAAATCATCCACCTATTCAATCCGGCGCGTCCCGGCCAGCAAGCGGGCATCAGCGCACTGGCCCCCGTCATTGCCGCCGTGCGTGATTTAAACGTATACGAAGATGCGGAACAAGCGCGCAAAAACATGGAATCGCGCATGTCGATCATCGGCCAATGGGACAGCGACATGTTTGCAGGGGGCCTTCAAGTGCCCAAAGAACTCAAGGAAGCGAGCGATGCCGTCACCTTGCAACTGGGCGAACTGGCAGGCGGCGGCGTGGTGGCCCTGCCACCGGGCATGAACACCCCCACCTTCATCCAGCCCGCAGCCGTCCCCGGGTATGTGGACTATGTAAAACACCGGCAGAAAATCATTGCTTCGGGCTTGGGCATCCCTTACGAATACATGACGGGCGATTTGAGCGAAGTGAACTTTTCCAGCTCGCGCGTACGCACCAATTTGTACAAAAAAGACGTAGAGCGCGAACAATGGACATTGCTGGCGCCCATGTTTTGCGAGCGCATTGCCCGGCGCTGGCTGGAACTGGCCGCACTGGCCGATGCGCCATTGGGTGATGGCCCGTGGCAACAACTGCAAGCCGATTGGACAACACCGCGCTGGGCCAGCGTGAACCCACTGCAAGACGTGGCAGCAGACTTGGCGGAAATCCGTGGCGGATTATGCTCGGTGAGCGAAAAAATCCGCCAGCGGGGAATGGATCCGCAATTGGTGTATGACGAATTAAAAAGCGATATTGAAAAGCTCAAGGAGTATGGAATACTGGAAGTGCTTATGGGGTGGCCGGGGAGGTAAGTGTGTAGATTCAAATGCGCCCCTGCTCCACGGCCTCGCGCAAAACATTATTGGCACGGGTTTGCCAGCCTTTGCCGGTCGAACGAAAATAATCAATCACCATAGCTTCCAAGCGTAACGTAACCTTTCGGCGTGGATTTTCCACCTTGGGCCTGCCAACAGGGCGCGCGCCGATGCGCCCAAGGGGTTTTACCCGCTCCCACTCCTCATCGGTTAATGGTCGTGCATCGGGGTCACTCATGGCTGCGGATGTAATCTCTGCATCCTCCTCATCAGTGACGAAAATATGATTGGGTTTAAGTGCTGGCATAGTATTTTTCCTCGCGTTTATTTGCTCTGCGTAAACTGATAATTCGTCTAACCCACACCATTTCGTGTGTATCACTGTCCTTCAGTTCGCGGTCAACAAAGACGACATGAAAGAGGCGTGAATGGATGTATCCCAAAGCGCACATACGCTTTTCGCCGTAATCAAAACGGTCATCCAGCCAGACAAACGCACTATCCCAGTCCAGATAAACAGCCTGTTCCAAGCCAATCTTGTGTTTTACGGTGTTGATGGCATCCTTGGTTGGGTCAAATTCAATCAGCATGCGCCCAGTGTACCGGCATCTCCTATTTTTGTCATGTCAAAAATACCTCTGAACACAGTCCGCGAAAGTTGTGCGACAATCCTTCCCGCTGCCGCAAATTCGGCAGGCGGGGTTGACGACCTGGTACATAGGCGCAAGCAGCCGTGTCGATTCAGTGATGAACGTCGCGGTTTTTTGTTTGCACCAAACATTAGCGCGCTCCTTTACGGGCGGGCTGATGTGGGAGGCGTTCGCGCCTGCCGGTTCCTATGTCCGGTTCGTCAACCCGCACCAGTCCGCCCACCCTGTTTGACGACGGGGAGGCGGGTTTCAACCCTACATAGGAGCGTCACCATGACAGCTA